GACTAATTCCTAGAATGACTGATACACTACCTGCGGGTGGTGTGGGAGATTTTTCTACGGTATCAAACCTACCTGCTGACTTAGAGGAAGCGTTAACTAAGGGTGTAGGGGTAGGCGATGCTTTCATAGCGGCACAACAAGAAAAGTTGAAAGAACCTCCTACTTGGGAAGAACGATATCCTTTAGGACCACAAGAATGGGGTGAGGATGACGCTGGTCTCGCTGATAGACAGTGGATTGACCCTCATCCGAATGCTATTAATGTTGATCTTGGTGCGTATTATGGAATTCCACCAGACAAAAGACATTTATTTAAAAAGCCTCCTGAGAGCAGATGGGATGTAAGCAGATCAGGGGGTAGTGTATGGGATCGTGAGAGAAGAGCCGCCATAGAAGGTAGGGGTAGGGTAGATGAGTTTCGTCAGATTCAAGCCGAACAAGATGCATTAGACAAAATAAGTGCTGACCGTAATGCATGGTGGGCACAGGCTCACGCCGCACCGGATAGGTACCATGATGAACTTGGTGAATATGATCAGTATGGAACCCTTTCTGGAATGCAGGAAGGGATAGGTATGACACAGGGTATACCTGATCCACTACAAGGAGACGTACTAAATCAACGATGGATGGGTCTTGATGAACCCGCTCCTTATGATGTGGGATATTTTGAAGATGCTGTAGTTCCAGAAGATTATTGGTTAGATAAATCTGAAACCCCTTTTCTTCCAATCTTTGATGAGAGAGCGGGATATGGTGTGGGGGGTGATGTGCAGGAATTTATGTACAATGGAGAACTATGGTACTTAACCAAACAAGGCCATTACGCTAAAGATTATAAGAGGTCTGAATTAGTGACGCCGTGGCAAACACTTCCTACTGATTTTTTCTCGCGTTAGATGGACATTTCACACAGCGAAATTGATGGCAATGCCGAACTCTGGGGATTGTTGAATTTTGTTAAAACTAATCCAGAACCGTTTAGAATGCTGAACGGAGATGAAGTATGGGAACTTGTTGCCGATGAAGAGAGTTTCTGGAACTACTATGAAGACTGGATGCAAACAAGGAATTAAACATGGCTACACCTACAGTTCTAACTTATGTATTTATCAGGGGGAAGTGGTATGCTTTCCCAGACACACCCACAGCTAGAGAAGCTGCTACTAAATATCAAGGTAATATTGACTCGCTTAGGACTAGTAAACCTGTAGGCGTCCTTGTTGATGATAGGACTTTTATTGAGCGTCCTCGAAGTTTTTGGCCTGATGTCTTGGCTGATGCAGAGGGGGTGACTGGGGATGCTTTAGTTAATCCTCCGTATAATCCTGTTCAAGGGCCAGCCCCTGTTACTCCTGCTGTAGTAACTCCCGCTGTTACTCCTCCGGTTACTCCCGCTGTTACTCCTGCGGTTACTCCTGCGGTAGAGACACCAACTCCATCAGGTGGCAATGGGGGGGGAGGAAAGGATTATCCTAATATTGATCCACCATCAAGAAGGAATACTAGTGGAACATTTTTAGAGGGAACGAATATAAAGTCAGCCGATGTAAATAGATTTTTGAGAGTAAATAGTGGGGATGCAGTTTACTGGGAAAACCGTATAAAGAATGCTAATAATCCTAATGACGTGTTATTTGAGTTAGCCTTTAATATGGGAAATACTTTTGGAGCGCGACCCGGTGATCGTGATACCGGACAAGGAAATCCATTTGTAGGTAAGGTGCAGTCAGGCCAATATAAAATGACGACAGGGCCAACTTGGTCACAACAATCTGTTACGACACCTCAAGCTGGTGAAACAGATATGTATTATACAAAAGATACTCAAGGTAGAGTTACAGGTCAGGTTCAAGGTAAGGATTGGACTCCTAGTAGAGATTATTTAAAGCAATTCAGGCATGGACAATGGGAGAAGGGAGATTTTGAAGATAAACCAACTGTTGCTGAGGCTTGGAAAACTCATCATATGAGACACGCAGCAGAAGGATTAGGTGCTTATAGGGGATTAACTGTTTCGGAGAAGGCAGATAAGGTTGCGGCGATTAATAAAAGATATAACAGGATGATAGGGTTAGATACTTAGATTTAATAGAATGCCAACAAACTATGATCGAAGAAAGTGTTTTAGTAAATGATGAAAATGCGAAAGCTGCAATCAAACTTGCAGCATGGGCAAGAACAGCCACTTACGAGCAGGTTATTGAGGCGTACACTTCTTGTCATCGTGATGCTAATATTGATGATTCTTTCATTAGGACTCTCGCTCAGTGCGATAGGTACTATCTTGGTGTTTTCATTTGTAATCGCCATGATATGCTTCACCCGTGGATATACGAAAGATGTCGAGAAGTCGAAGCAAATAAAGACAGTTACTTAGATTTATGGGCAAGGTTTCATTACAAGTCATCCATAATTACTTTTTTAGGATGCATACAGGAAGTACTATGTAACCCTGATATTACAATAGGGATTCTTTCTTTTTCTGCACGTCAGGCAAAGCCGTTCTTACGTCAGATAATGCAGGAGTTTGAATCCAATGATCGGCTACAACAATTATTTCCAGATATATTTTACGAGAAGCCTAAACAGCAAGCCCCAAAGTGGGCTGAGAACGAAGGTATATGTGTCAAGCGTCAATCTAATCCAAAAGAGCAAACTATCGAGGCTCATGGACTTGTTGATGGTCAGCCTACAGGACGGCATTTCGCGCTTATTGTTTATGATGATGTTGTAGTTCAGGAGTCTGTTTCTACGCCAGAACAGATTAAGAAGACCACTACCCAGTGGGAGTTGTCATTGAACTTGGGTTCAACCCACAATCCTCGATATCAGTACGCGGGTACGCGATACTCTTACGGGGATACTTATGGGACAATTCTACAAAGAGCAGCGGTAAAGCCTAGAATTCATCCTGCTACCTATAACGGCCAGATGGACGGTGACCCTATCTTTCTTACCAAGGAGAGATGGGAAGAGATAAAGAAAACTACCTCTACTTATACAGTTGCTTGTCAACAATTGTTGAATCCAATCGCGGGTAGTGATGTATCATTTAAGGACGATTGGTGGAATGAGTGGGAAGTTCGACCATATACTTTGAATGTGTATATTATGGTTGATCCAGCCCATTCCAAGAAGAAGGAATCCAATAGGACGGCCATGGCTGTGGTGGGGGTTGATGCCAACTACAATAAGTTTCTTCTTGATGGATGTTGTCACAGAATGACACTATCTGAAAAGTGGACGTATCTCAAAAGACTAAGAACTAAATGGAAGAGAGCACCCGGAATTAGAGAGGTAAAGGTGGGATATGAGAGATACGGCGCTCAGTCTGATATCGATCATTTCAAAGCAATGATGTCTATAGATGGAAGTAGTTTTCCAGTCTATGAGTTGAGTTGGGTTGGTGGTGGGCAATCCCAATCAAAGAAGGATCGTATACAAAGACTTGAACCAGACTTAAAGGATGGGTCTTTCTTTTTCCCCTATCCAACAAATGAGAAATTCTTGACTTCTAACCAACAAGATTACAAGGAAAGAAATCAAGCATTTCTTATTTCAAAGAAAATCGTATGCATAGATGAAAACAGGAAGACATACGATCTTTGTAAATGGGTGAAGGATAACGAGTATAGTTTGTTTCCAACTGTTCATCCAGATTTTTTAGATGCACTATCTAGGATATATGATATGGAACCAGTTCCACCTAGATTTAGAAGAAGTAAAGTTCTAGAACCAGAGAGAGAGGCTGCATACTAATGCCACGGAGAATAAGAAGAATAGGAAGAAGAGACTATCCTCCGAGACGAGTTGCCTATCGTATGGTTAATGGAAGGAAGTTTTACGAACCTCAACCAAGAGCATTTCCATATGGAACCACACCATATGTTGAACCGTATTATTGGGTGGTGGGATATGCCCAGTATGACGTGCAAGGAGTAGAAGATTCTTAGGAGTTAAATTATGGCAGTCACTATTGTTACAAGATCAGGTAAAGGTTCCCCTCTAACTCATAATGAGGTAGATGCTAATTTTAATAACCTTAACAGTGGGAAGGATGATACGGTAAATAATTTGCCACTTGATACGGTTATGAGTTCTACTGCTGACTATATACCTTTTTACGATACTGCTGCTACCGCAGTTAAAAAGATAACGCCTATAAATAGTGTGTTCTTTAATAGAACTATTATAATAAAAGT